TGGTGGAGGTTTCTGCCCAATATGTTAGTATCCACCAAACTCCTGACCGTGACCGAGGCCACTCATGGCGATTGATTTCCCATCCTCTCCGACCATAGGCCAAACCTACGCTTATGGAGGCAGAACTTGGCTTTGGAACGGTGAGGGCTGGGAAGCCACCACTGCTGCGTATGGTCCGACTGGCCCGACTGGAGCTACCGGTCCTGCTGGTGGCCCTACGGGTCCGACTGGTGGCGTAGGGCCGACAGGACCTACCGGAGACACCGGGGCAGGTGGGCCGACCGGACCCACAGGTGCGGCGGGTACGGTAGGCCCAACAGGACCTACGGGAGACACTGGCGCGGGTGGTCCGACCGGGCCAACGGGGTCTATTGGGTTGACTGGGCCCACGGGTCCGACGGGCGATACGGGGGCAGGCGGTCCTACTGGCCCAACTGGTGACACGGGGCTTACGGGTCCTACGGGACCCACTGGTGACACCGGCGCTGGCGGACCTACTGGACCTACGGGCCTCACCGGCCCAACCGGACCTACCGGGCCGACGACTATTCCTCAGTCTGGTTCCGACAAAACCACTTCCTATACGCTTGTCTCTGGAGATGTTGGTAAGTACATTGGCGTGGGGACCGGCGGGTCTATTGAGATTCCCAACTCTGTGTTTTCCAACGGCGATGTTGTCACGCTGTACAACAACACGTCGGCAGGGATCACGATCACCTGTACGATCACGACAGCGTACATTTCTGGCACGGACACAGATAAAGCGACCATCACTCTGGCCTCCAGAGGTGTAGCCTCTATTCTGTTTGTCAGCGGTACTGCCTGCGTGGTTTCGGGAAGCGTCTCCTAATGGCCGCAGTCCACCAAATCTGTCTTGCGACTCAGACGCCGCTACCGGCCCCGCCAAGCGTGCAATATCTGGTTGTGGCAGGCGGTGGTGGAGCTGGCTCTGACATGGGTGGCGGTGGTGGTGCAGGTGGTTATCGCACGGCCAGCGGCTATTCCGTCACCGGAGGCTCGACGTATACCGTAACCGTTGGCGCGGGTGGCGCACGCGGCGGCTCTACTGGCAAAGGCTCAAACGGGTCTAACTCCGTCTTTGACACCATCACATCTACCGGTGGTGGCGCTGCCACTGGCGGTTTGGATGCTTTTGATGGTTTCGCGTCTAATTCTGGCGGTTCTGGCGGTGGTGGTGGTTCTGATTCTAGCGGTAATCCCGGCGGCGCAACGCCGGGGTCCGGCACTAGCGGTCAGGGCAACTCTGGTGGTTCTGGGTCGGCCTATAATGGTTCTTACAAAGCTGGCGGCGGTGGCGGTGGCGCTGGCGCAGGCGGTCAAGATGGCTACATTGATTCGGCTCCGCGTTATGCGGGCGCGGGCGGCGCGGGTCTGCAAGCCTTTGACGGAAGCTACTACGCTGGCGGTGGCGGCGGCGGTAGCGTGAACGCTCCTAACGGCGGCGCAGGCGGTATTGGTGGCGGTGGCACGGGTAGTGATACTGTTGCCGGAACGGCGGGAACTGCCAATACCGGTGGCGGCGGTGGCGGTGGCACCAATAACGAGTTTGGCGGAAATGGCGGCTCTGGCGTTGTTATTCTCCGTTACGCTGATTCTTATCGTGCAGCCACATCTACAACTGGCTCTCCCACTGTGACTGTTTCTGGTGGGTTCCGAACGTATAAGTGGACATCTTCCGGCAGCATCACATTTTAAAGAACCGCGCCAATGGCAAATGACAAAGCATCAGTTGTTGGTGGTCAAATCCGTCTAGGCCGCGATCCGGCTAACGGCGAACTGCTTATTGGCGATGGTTCTGGTTTCACGCTCGGATCACTAACCGCTGGCACCAACGTCACAATCACTAGCCCGTCTCCGGGTGAGATTGAGATTTCGGCTACTGGCGGGGGTGGTGGCGCTGGCCCGACAGGACCAACTGGTGCTGTTGGACCCACCGGACCTGCGGGCGGCGGCGGTGGTGGTGCAACAGGTCCCACTGGTCCTACGGGTCCGACCGGACCTACTGGAGCAGGGACAACTGGCCCGACAGGTCCGACGGGCTCCATTGGCCCGACTGGTCCGGGTGTGGGTGCAACTGGTCCAACAGGTCCTACAGGTCCGTCTGGCGCTGGTCCTACTGGCCCAACCGGCACTAGCGGCCCGACCGGTCCTACTGGAACGGCTGGTCCAACGGGACCCGGTGTCGGCGCAACTGGTCCTACAGGCCCAACAGGGGCAACCGGTGCTGGCGGCACGGGTCCTACAGGTCCTACAGGGGCTAATGGAATTGATGGCCCGACAGGCCCGACTGGTGCAACTGGTCCTGCCGGTGGTGGCCCAACGGGTCCGACGGGTCCCGCGTCTACGGTAGCGGGCCCGACTGGTCCTACGGGAAGTTCTGGCACTGCTGGTGCCGTTGGCCCAACTGGGCCGACAGGCGCATCAGGTGGTGGCGGTTCCTCATTTTGGGTTAGCGTTGCTGATTATGGGGCTGTCGGTAACGGCTCAACAGATGACACGTCTGCCTTTCAGTCTGCAATCAACTCTCTCGGCGCGGCTGGCGGTACAGTTATCATTCCTGATGGGTTCCGGTGCCGAATCGCTTCCAATCTGACGGTGAAGCCAAATGTGACCCTGAAAGGTCCGTTTAAGTACGTGGGCACCCCCGGCAACAACTCTTCTACGCCCTATGGCAGCGTGTCCGCTATTCTTCTGAGTTCTAGCGCCACCATTGAGCTTCAAGGCGGCGCTGGCGTTGATGGCTGTCTCATCTACCGTTATGGCATGTCATTCCCGGAAAGTAGTTCTTCTGGGTTCTCTGGCACGGCCATTCAAGTTAGCTCCTATGACGATGCGTTTGTCACAGGCTCTATGATCCTTGGCTTCAATCAGGCCATTTACTCCACCAACTCTCAGAGAATCAGAGTGGTGGATGTCTATATTGACTGTAACAACGGTGTGTGGATTGACCAGTGCGCAGACATCTCGCGTCTGGCGCGGGTGCATTGCTGGCCGTTTGTCACCATTGCGGGCGGGGGCGGAACGTCTCGTCTTCAGAGAAGCGGCAACGCTTTTTACTTCACTAATCTCAATGACTGGGGCAAGGTAGTTGACTGCTTCAGCTACGGGTATTTTAGAGGTTATCACGTTAACGGACCTGATGAGATGTCCTTCATCGGGTGTGGTGCTGACAATACACCCGGTGCTTATTCCGGCTCCATTGGGTTCCTTGTCACGGGCAGCAGCACCAATACGACATTGGTTGGCTGTCAAACCGCAGCGCAACAAAACGGATATTACTTCTCAACGTCTGGCAGCAGCCGCATGATTCACTGCGATGCTTGGGGCTGCACAGACAATGGGATTGTTGTCTCCGCTGGCGATGTAGCTATTATGGGTGGCGGCATCCGTTATGTTGGGCCTTATGGTCCGGCGACAGGATTGGCTCGCGTAGGTGGCAACGCATATGTGTGGGGTGTTGGGTTCCAGACAGGCGGAACCATGACGCCGACTTCTGGCACTATTACTACTATGCCTGCGACTTATACATTCTAAACCGGCACTAAGGGGGTCACATGCCGTTTAGCTCTCAGTCTGGCAAAGCCAGCATCAAATGGGTTATGTCCAAAATTCCGCAGCCTGAAACTGCGTTGGACATTGGCGTTGGCGAGGGTACTTACGCCAAGCTATTCCCTAAAATTAAATGGACAGGCGTTGAGATTTGGGAGCCATACGTTGAGAAGTATGGCCTTAATAAGCTGTATCCTGACCTGCATATTTCGGATGCCAGAACGTGGGACACAGATCAGCGCTTTGACGTATGCTTCCTTGGCGATGTTCTTGAACATATGGAGAAGGACGAGGCACAGGCTCTTGTCCGCCGCGCCAAGTGTTGGGCTGCGACTGTCATCATCAGCATCCCTATTGGCAAGTATCCGCAGGGTGAGTTTGAGGGCAACCCCCACGAGGCCCATGTTACTGACAATTGGTCTGACGCCGACGTTAAACTGTGCTTTGGCAAGCCTACGTGGTCTTATATTGACGGTGAGATCGGCGTGTATGTTTACTCGCCGTTTGAGATCAAGTTAACTTACTGCGTCTACGCCATCAGCAAGAATGAGGAACAATTTGTTCAGCGGTTCTGCGAGTCTGCCAAAGAGGCTGATCTTGTCCTCATTGCTGACACTGGAAGCACTGATAGGACGGCTGATCTATCCCGTGAGTGCGGCGCAAAGGTCCACGATATTTACGTCAACCCTTGGCGCTTTGACATCGCTCGCAATGCTGCTCTTGCTCTTATTCCCCGGTCTATTGATATTTGCATATCGCTGGATTTGGACGAGGTTTTAGAGCCGGGCTGGAAAGACAAGATTGAGCGTGTCTGGGTCCCCGGTAAGACTACGAACCTGTGGTACTACTTTGACTGGGGCCACAACATCCGGTTCCCCTATCGCAAAATCCACAGCCGTCACGGCTACCACTGGCACCACCCCTGCCATGAGGATTTGCGGATTGATGGGCGCGTGGAGCATGTCACGGCATGGTGTCCGCACCTGCTCGTGTCACATCACCCGGACCCGACCAAAAGTCGTGGTCAATACATGGAAATGCTGGAGGTGGCTGTCAAAGAGGACGCCACCGATCCGCATCATTATTTCTACTATGCCCGCGAGTTGACGTTCTATCGCCGCTGGGAGGAAGCCAAGAAGGCGTTGACGACCTATCTGGGCATGAACGCCGCCAGCAATCAGAACGAGCGGTGCTACGCCATGCGACTCATGGGTAAGTCCTACGCTGAGACTGGCGACATAGTGCAGGCTGAGAAGTGGTATTACATGGCCGCTGGCGAGGCCCCCAATACCCGCGAGCCGTGGTGCGAGCTTGCCATGCTCATGTATCGCCAGAGTCGTTGGGAGGAGTGCTTCGCCGCCTCCATGCGTGCGCTGAAGATCAAGGATAAACAGCTTGTCTATACCTGTGACCCGGCGGTTTGGGGCTACTGGGCGCACGATCTTGCCAGCATTTCTGCTTGGCGGCTTGGGCTAAAAGACATTGCCCTTGAGCAGGCAAAAATTGCGGCTGAGATGGAGCCTAACGACTTACGTTTGAGACAAAATTTAGAGTATATTCTCAACGCAATTCAGGCGCAGGGGGAGAAAGCGGCATGAAACGGTGGACCCCCAGTCCCTCATAAACTTGGCTGTAGGAATAATCCTTACTGGTCTTGGCTGGTTTGGGCGGCAACTTTGGGATGCCGTCAAAGACTTGCGTAAAGACCTGCATAAGATTGAGTCGGAACTCCCGCGAGTCTACGTCGCCAAGGAGGAGTTCCGGCATGACATCCAAGAAATTAAGCAAATCTGCAATGAGATATTCCGCAAAATAGACGATCTGCGCGACAGAAAGGCAGACAAATGAGCCTCGACGTTGACCGAATCACTAAGTCGGTTGGCGCTGTCACGGCTGTCTTTGCCATGGTTGGCGGGGGTTATACCGCCTCAGATAAGCTTGGCTTGTTCAGAAAGCCGATCCTTGAGTGGTCGGCGGAGCATTTCAGCATTACGGATGGCCCCGCCAATGGTGAGTTTGCCGTGGTGGCAGCGCGCCGAAAGATCAGGGACGATTGCTCGGTTGAGCAGTTCTATCTGGAGGTTCGCGACTCCCGATACATTGTCCACAAAGCTAACCCATCCATAGCCAAGTTTTCTGGTCCAGCTAATGATAAGGTGGATAAGTTTGGCTACACCATAACCATTGAGGATTCCAATAGAGTAGCACCCGGAAGGGCCACTTTGTTGGCTCATATCAGGTACAAATGCCCAGAGGGTGAGGTTCTTCTTAATTACCCGGATCACGCCAATCTGACTTTCAACATCACCAAATAGGAGCTGTGCCATGCGTATGTCTGAAGATGGATTGGCGCTGGTCAAGGAGTTTGAGGGCCTGCGTCTGAAGGCATATAAGTGCCCGGCGGCTGTCTGGACTATTGGCTACGGCCACACTTCTGCGGCTGGCGCGCCCACCGTGAATCCCGGCATGGAGATCACCAAGGAGGAAGCCGAAGCTATCCTCAAGCGTGACATGGTGCAGTACGAGGCCGGTGTCGAGAAGCTCGTCAAAGTGGAGCTTACGCAGGGCCAGTTTGATGCGCTGGTGGACTTTGCCTACAACGCTGGTGTTGGCGCGCTTGCTAAGTCTACGTTGCTGAAGAAGGTTAACGCAGAAAAGTTTGATGAAGTTCCCGCCGAGTTCATGAAATGGACCCGTGGCGGCGGCAAAGAGCTTCCGGGCTTGGTTCGCCGCCGTCGCGCAGAAGTAAAACTCTGGCGCGGTTTGGACACCGAGAAGCCCATTCCGGTGGAAGAAGCTCGTATGGAACCGGATGCTCCGGCACCCAAGAAAAGCATCGTGCAGTCCAAAGAGGCCAATGGCGCTGTCATTGCTGGTGGTGCGGGCGCGATTGCTGTGGTTCAGGAGGTCATGCCTATCGTGAAAGAGGGAGGTGACATCCTGTCTGCCATGAGTACGACAGCTATCGTATGTCTCGTAATTGTTGTGGCTGCGGGCGCTATTTGGTATTTCCGCAAGCAGAGGCTTGACGAGGAGGGGGCATGATTGGGTTTTTGTTCTCGCCCATCGGGCGCTTTGTGTCAGCGGTTGGCGGGGTCCTCCTCGCCATCGCCGCTGTTTATGGCAAAGGCCGGAGAGACGCCCGGCAAAAGCTGGAGGCCGAAGCCAATGCTGATGCTCTTGCACGCACGCAGTCTGCTATTCGGGCTGGCGATAACGCTGCTACTGATTCTGCCCGGCTGCGCGACTCCGACGGCCACCGTCGCGACTAACAAATCTGTCTGCGAGGTTTGGAAGCCAGTCTCGTGGTCCAAGAAAGATACAGACCAGACAATTACGGAAGTTAAGGTCAACAACGCTCGTCGTGAGGGGTGGTGCCACGACGCCAAATAAATGGTATCATGAGCAAAACCGCGAGGCTTGACCGTGACTACAGGTCTTACTTACTCCACTTATAAGACCCAGATTGCGACCTTGGCGGTTGTTTCTGAGACAGATGCCAATTTTTTGACAATCCTGCCTCAGACCATCACCTACGCTGAGAACCGCATTTATCGCGATCTTGATCTTCTCAGCACGGTTACGAGCAACACGTCCTACTCTTTGACCGCTGGCAACAGGAACGTAACGGTTCCTGCGTCTACGTTTGTCACGATCCAAGAGGTGAACGTGCTGCTGCCTGCTGGCGCGGTAGACCCGGAGATCAGCACACGTGTCGCCCTTGTGCCGACGACCAAAGAGTTCCTTAACGTAGTCTATTCCAGCATCAGCGGAGCAGCTACGCCGGAATACTTTGCGATGTTGGATCAGAGCAGCTTTGTTGTTGGTCCATGGCCTGACAACAACTACACGGTAGAGATTGTTGGCACGATCCGTCCTGCCAGCTTGTCGGCTGCTAATACCGAAACATTCATCAGTCTGTATCTGCCTGACCTCTTCATCATGGCAAGCATGATTTACGTGTCTGGCTATCAGCGTAACTTTGGCCGTCAGTCAGATGACCCCGCCATGGCGCAATCTTATGAAACGCAGTACCAAGCTCTTCTGAAGGGCGCGACTGTTGAAGAGTACCGCAAGAAGTTCCAGTCTAGTGGTTGGTCTTCTATGTCGCCTGCTGTTGTTGCAACGCCTTCTCGGGGATAATAAATGCCCCACGCTTCACTAAAGCTAGTTCCCGGCGTTGATCAGAACAAAACACCCGCTTTGAATGAGGCGGGTATTTCTGAATCAAATCTGATCCGGTTCATTCCTGACAGGAACGGCCTTGGTCTGGTTCAGAAACTTGGCGGCTGGACACAGTTCTATCCCAACCCGATTGAAAGCCCTGTCCGCGCGCTTCATGCGTGGCAAGGTCTTAGCACGGACACGTATCTGGCAATCGGTGCCGAAGAATCTCTGTCGGTCTTGACTCCAGTTACGTCTACTACACGCAACCGGAAAGACATCACTCCGCAGACGACCGATAGCACAACGTCTGTGTCTTTCACGACGACGACCGGCGCTAACGGTTATATCGTGAATGTGGATGATACTGCCAGTAACATTGATAACTATGACTCTGTTTGGATTAAAACACAGGTGTCCGTTGGTGGCTTGATCCTGTTTGGCGTTTATCAATGCTATGCAGTTAGTGCTAATCAGTTTCAGATTTATGCTCGGGACAAACTTGGCAATCTTGAATATGCCACTTCTGCGGTTGCTGCTGGCGGTTCACTAGCGCAGTTTGCTACGACTAGTGGCTCTGCGAGCGTTACTGTAACCTTGAACAATCATGGCTACGTAGACGGGGGGTTCTTCCCCGTGCTGGTTGCGACGACCGTTGGCGGAATTACGTTCTCCGGCGTTTATGAAGTCTTTAACGCAACCACTAATACGTTCACGATTACCGCCAACAACACAGCTACAGCTACGACAACTGGATATATGAACGGCGGAAACGCTCAGTTCACATATTTCAACGGTGTCGGGCCTCTGGCGGGCGGAACCGGTTACGGTGTTTTGGGTTATGGCCGTGGTGGTTATGGCACTGGAACGCCGCAGCCTGCGGGAACAGGAACGCCTATCACGGCTACTGATTGGTCCTTGGACAACTGGGGCGAGACGTTACTCTCATGCCCAGCAGGCGGAGCAATCTATTACTGGTCGCCTACATCCGGCAATCCTATTGGCGTCATTATTCCAAATGCCCCGCCAGTAAATGATGGCATGTTTGTCGCGATGCCTCAGCGTCAGGCAATCGCATGGGGTTCCACGTTTGATGGCGTGCAAGACCCCCTTTTGATCCGCTGGTCAGATGTCGGTAACTTTAATCAGTGGATTGGCTTGGTTGAGAATCAGGCCGGTTCATACCGCATACCCAAAGGCTCCAAGATTGTGTCCTGTATTCAAGGCCCTCAACAGGGTCTTGTTTGGACGGACCTTTCTGTTTGGGCGATGCAATATATTGGCTACCCGGATGTGTACGGGTTTAACGAGATTGGAACGGGCTGCGGTCTGATCTCTCGCAAAGCCTGCGCGTCCATGAACGGCGTGGTTTACTGGATGAGCCAAAGCCAGTTCTTCCGGCTGGCTGGTTCTGGTCCTGAGCCTATTCCGTGCCCCGTCTGGGACGTAATCTTCCAAGACTTGGACACAGACAATTTGGACAAGATTAGAATCGCTCCAAATAGCCGGTTCGGTGAAATCTCTTGGTTCTATCCCACTGTCGGCAATGGCGGAGAAATTAGCCATTACGTTAAGTACAATATCTATCTGAACAGTTGGGACTTTGGCACGTTGCAGCGGACGGCTTGGATTAACCAGTCCGTCCTTGGACCGCCTATCGGCGCGGGTCTTCTGCCGGGAGGCGCTGATCCGTTCATTGTACAGCATGAGACATCTACAAACGCTGTTAATGCTGGCAATGAATCGGTAGCCATGAACTCGTACTTCCAGACTGGTTACTTCCAGCTTCAGGACGGCGATCTGCTGACATTCATTGACCAATGGTGGCCCGACGCTAAGTGGGGCTACTACGGCAGTCAGGATCAGGGAGCAGAATTGCTGCTGACATTTTATGTCACGCAATATGCCGGTGACACGCCTATCGCCTATGGCCCGTTCACGCTGACTGAAGCAACGCAGTATGTAACACCCCGACTGCGCGGACGTTTGGTGTCCATGAAGATTGAAAGCAACGACATCAACACGTTCTGGCGTATCGGCAATATGCGCTATCGCTGGCAACCTGACGGGAAGTTCTGATGGCCTCGTTAGACGACATTCTCACTACTCAGAAGAATGGTGTTGTCGCCATCAACAACCTTAACAATACATATCGTATTGAGGTTGGCACAAATACGTCTGACACGGTGACTGCTGACTCTCTAGTGATTGCAGGTCGCGGCAAGATCATCAACATCTCGGTTGTAGTGGCTGGAAGCAGCAATGGCGTGATTTATAACGCCAGCGCCAACATTGCAGGTCTGCTGACTAACGCTTCTCGGCTGCTTGCCATACCGAATACTATTGGCGTGTTTCCCGCCGGGGTTTTGTTCACAAACGGGATTGTGATTTCTCCCGGTACTGGGCAGGCCGTCAACGTAACTTATGCGCTGGGGTAAGCCATGCCACTGAAAAAAGGTTCATCCCAAAAAACAGTTAGCTCCAACATCTCGGAGCTTGTTCACTCGGGCAAGCCGCAGAAGCAGGCTGTTGCAATAGCTTTGAATGTTGCTCGGGAGAGTCGCGCCAAGAGAGCGTTTGGTGGCAACGTCACGACTACAGAAAAGGTCCATGTTGGCCCGATCCACTCTCCGGTCGCTGGCCGCACTGACCATCTGCCTATGCACGTTCACTCTGGATCGTATGTCATCCCGGCTGACATCATCTCGGCCATGGGTGAAGGCAATACGATGGCAGGTTTTAAGGTTGCCAATGAACTATTCGGGCCTGAGCAGGGTATTCCATTGGCGAGGGCAAAAGGGGGAGAGACTGGTGAGATTGTTCCAATCATAGCGGCAGGCGGTGAATATGTGATTCACCCGGACGACGTAACGCGAATTGGCAACGGGACCTTGGATGAGGGGCACAAGGTTCTGGACCACTTTGTGAAAAAGATGCGGGCCAAGACGGTCCAAACCTTGAAGAATTTACCCGGCCCCGCTAAGGACTAGCTTATGTCTGAAGATATTGGCATCAGGGTTGGCACGCCGGAGGACGTAGATGCGATCATGGAGATCGCTCTGTCGGCGTGTGAAGAAAATGGGTTTGTTGACCCCAATCCTGCAAAGCTTCTGGGTGAAATCTGGCCCGCGCTTAATCTGGAAAAGGGCCTGATCGGAATTATTGGCGATCCCGGTGGCAAGGCAGAAGGAGCAGTTCTTCTGCGAATTGGATCAATGTGGTATAGTGATAAAGAGGTGCTTGAGGAGAAGGCTATCTTTATTCACCCCGACTACCGCAGCGCTAAAGGGGGCAGGGCGCGTCGGCTTTGTCAGTTTTCTAAACAGGTAGCCGACAGTCTTGGCATCCCGCTTATTATTGGGGTGCTGTCTAACAACAGGACCGAAGCCAAGGTCCGCCTTTATGAGCGTCAGTTTGGTAAGCCAAGCGGTGCGTTCTTCCTTTACAATGCCCGTACTGGCGGGTTCAGGGCTGCTGCGGAGTAACTGGAATGGGTGGAAAGACCGCTACAACTACGCAATCGGTCAAAATCCCTGAAGAGGTGATGGCCCGATATAATGCGGTCAATGCCCGCGCTGAAGAAGTGGCAAAACAGCCCTTTCAGCAATATCAGGGGCAGTTTGTAGCTCCACTCACCCAGACACAGCAGGC